CTATAGAAATAGCGTCGCTAATATTTATATATGTAAGAATATTAAAACTTGCATCTTCGAATATCGCTATGTTTTCATAACTAATAGGTAAATTAATTTCAATATCCCATAAATCAACATATTCAGCTACCCCAATAAAATCTAATACATCTATTTCGACCACCAAGTCAACATCATCTTCGTCTACTATAGCCATCTCATCATAAATATTAAGGCCTGAGAAAATATATTCAGAAATAAAATCTTCGATTATATTTATGGCTTCGTAAACAGGCCCAAGCTCTATCGAAATATCTAATAAACTTGTAAACTCAGTTATAAATATCTCTTCGTATACATTCATGCCAACAAATAATTCTAAAGAGACTAGTTCAGAAATTAAAATTGATTCAGAGGAGATTGGAATATCTATTTCAATGTCTAATATATTAATATTTTCGGTTATGGTTATCGCCTCATAAACCATAGGAAGGTCTATCTCAATATCATGGAGATTGATATTTTCGGTTAGGGAAACTGATTCAAAAACATCAACATTTGAATCTAATCCGAATTGACTTATATTTTCTGCGATTGTTATATCATCAAAAACTAAAGGAATATTTATCTCAATATCGTGAAGGTTAACGTCTTCCGAAAGAGAAATTGATTCGATTGCCTCAATATTTGAATCCAATCCAAAATCCGTATATTCAGTTATTGTTATGTCATCATTTACCGATATATTTGAGAAGATTGTAAAATCTACAAATTCAGATATTGAAATTTCTTCGTATGTTTCTAAATATAAAACATCGAGAAGCATATCGATATCTTCCAATGTTCCTATTTCCTCATATTCCGATAAAGGTAGAGCGGGAGGATATTGCTGATTCCATTCCGTTATAGAAATAGAATCATAAATTTCTGCATAAAGTTCTGTTAAATACTGGTCTATATCTTCAACTATCGAAATAGAATCGTAAACAATTCCAACTTCAACAATAGGGTCAAATGCTGACGCAGACTCCGTAATAATAATCAAGTCGTAAACCTCTAAATAAAGCTCCGTCAATAATAAATCTATATCCTCGACTATAGATATAGAATCATTTACATCAACCTCTATAGATATTTCAAATGAACTTAAATATTCTGAAATAGTTATTTCATCATAAATAGACAATCCTTCAAAAATGTAATCAAATGCTATATCTTCTGAAACATATATATCATCATAAACCACAGGAACATCAATAATGATATCGTGTAAAACTATATCTTCTGTGATAGAAATCACATCACTAACGTCTATTCCAAAAAGAATCTCAAAATCTGTAGATTCAGTTATTGATATACTCTCGAAAGAAAGCGGAATATCAATCTCAATATCCCATATATTAATATTTTCAACGAGAGAGACTAATTCATAAACTATTGGTAAATCAATTTCTATATCCCACATATTAGCGTATTCAACAAGCGAGATTAACTCAAATATATTAATATTTGCATCTAATTCAAACTGGCTTATATATTCAGTTATTAATATGCTATCGAAAACTATAGGGATATCTATTTCTATATCCCACATATTGACATATTCGGTTATTGTTATTTCTTCGTAGACTATTGGTAGGTCTATTTCGATATCGTGAAGATTAATATCCTCTGTTATAGAAATGGAATCAGACACATCAATACTTGCTTCTAATTCAAAATTAGTATATTCCGTTAGATTTATGCTCTGACTTTCTGACGGTAATAAAACATCTAACAATGCTTCTATATCTTCAGATATTACTATAGATTCATAAACAATGCCAAGCTCGATTATGGGGTCAAATAATTCTGCATCCTCTAAAACAGAAATATATTCTGACGGTTGGATTCCGATACCGATAGTAATTGAACGAATACAAACAACATCTCTTTCCTCCCAAATAATAAAAGTGCTGCTCATTCCGTGGTCGGACTTAGCTAAATTTGTTCTGACTGCTTGGGTAGCTGTAGTTGTAGCTAAAATAATTCCAGAATGAGAATTATCGGCTAATAGCTCTAAATCATAATATATATTTGAGGTATCTCCTGAATCTCTAACCCAAGAAGTAATTGCGTAAGCTTCTCCAAAGAAACTTAATGCTGGGTGCCTACAATCTGTATTTGAATCTAAAACTATCTCGGCAGCTAAAACCCCATCGTAATCTCTATGGCATACAGTCCCATCACTCTTGAGATAACACATATGTACTTCATAATCTATTAAATCTGTTCCCGCATTGAAATTGTGCCCCCAAGTTCCAACCTTTATAGTGGCAACAGAGATAGGACCTACCCAAGCGTTTCCAGTATAATGGTCTAATTGTAAAGACGAACCTTCAGAAAAAAGAATTGTTGTATCATCATTATTTTTATTATCTATCCTCGATACTTCTGTTTTACATAAAGCCTCGTTATTAGTATCCCCTATTACATCTTCTGTGCCCCAATTATCAATCCTATTTTTAAATGTTGATTCAATAGCTACCGCATATTGTTTTACTCCATTATGTTCCGTAGCGCTAACCCAATATTTTCCATCTGCTGCGTGTGTGATAGAAGGTGCATCATAAGTGTTGGAAACATCTGTCAATATTGTTCTAACAGTATCCCAAGCAAAATCTATAGCCGGATATCCTGTCATCAATCTTCCATAAACCACGCCAGCAATAGCATAAATAATAACTCCATGGTCATCACCAACTAATACAGAAAAATCATTAAATATACCCGCATCCGTTACTCTTGCAGAAACATTCTCAGTCCAAACACCATCGGGATTAGTAGTATATTCAAATTGTAAATACCTTCCTGTCCTATTATAAAAAGCTCTCCAATAATAAGTTCCATCATAAAAAGCAGCGTGTTGAGTCAAATAAGGCAAACATCCAGCAGTAGCTTTAATGGAAACATCTTCTGATATTGAGATTGATTCGGAGACTGGTCCCACTTCAACGGTAATATCGAACATAGAAACCGACTCAGCTATTCCGATAGAATCATAAACACTTGGAAGGAGAACATCTAACGAAATTTCATCATCTTCTACCAAACTTACCGAATCATACGAAGATACGTTTAATTCAATAAGGTATTGACTTGTATCTTCACTCACGGACGCAGTATCATTCACCCCTATGTCTATGTCTATATATAGGGAAATAGCCTCTGTAACATCAACCTCATCATAATTAAAGCTATATAATAGGGGTAACAGCATAAAATCATATTCTGATAGAGATATCGCCTCGTATTCGGAAATATTGAGCTCTGACAGAAGGGTTTCCGAAGATTCGGCTATCGAGACAGAATCATTAACACCTATATTCGTAATAATCTCTAATAGGCTTATATTTTCAGCTATCGAGACAGAATCATATTCTGTAATATTCAAATCAGGAATCAAAACTTCTACATCTTCTGCTATCGAGACAGAATCATTAACAGATAAATTGAGAACGTCTAGAAGGGAAGATTCATCTTCGGCAATCGATATTTCTTCATTAACAGATAAGAATAAAACATCAAGAAGTATATTCGCATTTTCTGCTATCGATATATCTTCTTTTACTATTCCTAATTCTACTATTATGTCAAAGACTGAAGAAGATTCTGTAATAGTTATTAAATCAAATTTTTCAATATTAAGTGCAGGTTCCAAATCAAGGAGCTCGGCATCTTCTGTAATAGAGATTGAATCAAAAACATTCAAGTTGTATTCAAGAAGTAAATTTATATCTTCTGATAAAGAAGCTTCATCATAAACCACAGGAACATCAATAATGATATCGTGTAAAACTATATCTTCTGTGATAGAAATCGCATCATATATATTTATATCCAAATCTCCTACTTCTGAAGACTCATTGGCTACAAATGGTTGAGCTTGATAGGCTACATCCATTTCAGCCAATGTTACTGAGACCTTAGACGCCACATAAACAAATGGTTGGGCTTTAAAAGCCATATCCATTGTCTTTAATTCTGTAGGTGTAGGAAATGCCATTTAACTATTCCTTTTTATATAGTAGTTCTTTTAATCCAAGATTCTCTTTTTCTAATCTATTTATTTTATCAATATCACTTTCTTCTATTACTTCATTATTTTTATTTTTTATAAATTTATCCACCTGTACAAAAACTTCTTCGTCAGTAGGCTCAGATTGAAACTTAAAAAATTGAGCTTCTTCCTTGGTTATAGAAACTCTTACTCTCCACTTTCCTGCCATATCTTTATATTTTTCTACTATTTCCATAATATCTCCTATGCTTGAGTGATTGTCATATCATCTACATATACACTTTCAGTTGTTCCACCATATGCCCATGCCTCTATTTCTACTACACCTGCTTCTGTAGGAGTAAATGTTATTTCTAACTCTTCATAATCAGTATCATCAGCTTTTGTATCAGTTACATCAGTCGCAACTCCTGCTATTTGCCCACCTTTACAAACCAATTTTGCTACTATAGTTGTTGCATGGGATTTTTTAACCCAAGCATTTATCGTAACTAAAGAGTCTGCTGCACATGCTACTTTTGCTATACTTAAATCTAATGGATAATTTGAATCTCTTAAAACATTAGTAGGCGATAACTTCCAACATATACCAGAAGCTGTATGACGATTAGTTATATCACTCGTAATAACTCCATTATCCGTATAAATATAGTGATTATCAGGTGTTCCATCATGATTTGTAGAATATAGTTTTGAATTAGCATAATCCTTGGCAGAGGAAAATTCAGTCCCAGCTATTGAACAGTTATTCAAATAAGATATTAAAGTATCATTCCAAACTCCAGCAATATCCATACTACTTATTGTGGCTGAATTTATTTTCCAATTATTAACATTATTAAGTTTAATACCGTAATTTGAATGTTTACATTTAGCTATTTCATTAATAATAGCATTTCTTCCATTTGTACTATAAATATTACTATTTGAGTTATTACAAGTCTCATGAATTTTAGTTATTTTAACATTATAACCACTCATCTCTATTCCTGCACTCTGATTATTGTTTGCTTTATATATATTTTCTATAGAATAACTCGTACCAGAAAATTTTATTCCGCTTGAACCACAATTATTTGAAAACCATACATTAGTTATTATTGCACTACTTGAAAATAGATACAAAACATTATATATACAATTTGAACCAGAAATATTTGTATAAGTTATATGTGTTGAACCATTATCAAGTACCCCCCACGAACACCTGATAATATTAATATAATTTATTGTTATATAACTTTGGGAAAAAATTAAACCCTGAAAACTTCCATCTCGTCCATCAAAAAAGGTTGTTCCATCCTGTATTGTTGTACTGATATTATACCCAGCTTGAAACTCTATATTATTTCCTGATATCCCAGCATCTTGGATTATTTGCTGAGCAGTTAATTTTATAGTTTCTCTTTTGTATGTAGTAACTGTTTCTGTTGTTCCTGAATAACCACACCCTCTTGTCGTTATACCTTCATTTGGTTTTGTATCTGGTGCATTATCTAATTTTATTATTGTTCCATCCTCACTAATACTTTGAATTCCATACCATCCCTCCGAATCACATTGTGCAGCAGAACTTTTAGAAATTAAACTTTGTAAATTTAATCCAGATGTAGTGCAAGCAAGAATATTATCAAAAAGCATGTATGAAATATTAGCAGGGGCAGCACTATCAGTATAAAAAGCTATTGATTTAATAGAAGCACCTAAATTTCCTCCGCCTTCTTTTATAATACATTGCGGACCAAATCCTTTTATTCCTGCGGGAATAAGAAATGTATCTACTGGAGTTGCTCCTGCGATATCGGAGCATAAACATATCTTTACCTCACTTACTAAAGTTGTTGTATAACTTTTCATCCAAAATGATATTTTTTGATAGCTTGAAAAATCCGTATCTGATATTTCAAAATAAGCATATAAAGTATCGTTAGCAGGAGAATTTTTAACTATTTTTACAGAAGCATCTCCTTCTTTATAATAAGAAGTATCTAAAGTAACTGTTGAAGTATTAGCTAATGTCCATAATTCTTCACATCGAGTAATTGTTTTAGTTTGTGCTGTAGCAAGTTTAACTGCATGCCAATCTATTTTAGTAACATCTCCAGTAGCACCACCGACACCTACCCCTATAGAACCCTCTAATTCAAAAGTATCATCTGCTTTATTAGCTACTGTCCAAGTCCCATTTGCTGTTAAATTAGTAGTGTGATTTTGTATGTAAACTATATCTCCATTAACATATCCATGTCCAGTAAGTGTTACTACTATAGGAGTAGCATTAGTAGAACTTTCTATATCTTGAGAAGTAGGTAATGTATCTGGAGCATCTGTCCAAGTTCCATTACAACCTAATGAAGTAGGGTCGGGTGATTTAGCTATTCTTATTACATCACCCGGCACTATTCTTGCAGCAGTTGGCCCCGCTGTTATAGTTTTCCAAGCGTTAGCCCAATCTGAGCCATCATTCACATCATCTCCATTTTCATAATCTAAATAATAAATAGTATTACCTGTAGACCAATGTAAGATTCTATTTACAAATCCAGAATATGACCTATGCCCTCCCATTAAATTTTCTATACCTAAAATAAATTTTCGGATAAAATTTATATGCCCTATTTCGTAACCAAAAAATTTATCCCGAAAAGTTTCACATATCTTTTTAATAATCAACTCATAAGATTTTAATTTTTTTGATAACATTCCATCCTCCTTCTAAGGATTGTTTTATAAATAAAAACCCTATGGATATAATTATCCATAGGGTCTATAAAATTTTTCTTTATTAAGATAAACGGATAATCTTTGCATTCTTTCTCCTAATGCTAAAGATAACCGCTTAATCTTCAAACAGGACTTCCCCGAATCACCCTATAAGTGATTTGGTCGCCTCGCTATCATCAAATCAAACGACTATTTGTTTGCTCTAATAACTATAACGACAGGAAGCTGAGTCTCTTTACTCAACTGCCACCCTGCTGATACAATCCTACCACAATTTTCGACCTTTGTCAAATGAAGGGTCCCGGCTAGCCCACCAATTCCCTTGACAACCTTTTCTCCAAAAGAATCTTTTGATTTAATCTCTTCGTTTACATTTATGCCTAAATCTTCTCCCATAAGTCTATCTCCTAGATTTTAAGGTAATAAAACTGAGAATCAAAACTACTCTGCTTTATGGATATTTCTTTCCATTCTCATCGATATGTTTACAAAACATTGACGTATCGATTAAAAATGGATATTTCTTTTTCTGAAACTTTTTATATTTTTCTACTCCACATTTCTCGAAAACTTTTTCATTTTTCATTCTGTCACACCAGAATAAATCTTCTGTTCCTGTTCTTCGTTCATAAGTCATCTTCTCAGGGTCGAATTTAGCTTCTCTCGGAGTTTCAAAGACTCTTCTGACAACAACTGGCCCATAAAGCGTATTACAAGTATAAACCTCTGATGCATCATATAAAACTCTTAACATCGAAGCATGAATAAGAGTGCATCCCATTGGAATGCCATCCGCCCAAACCTTTTCACCGGGCTTCCAATCCGTAAAGCAACCGTTTCCCCTACCTCTAAACACTAAAGGCTCGGGATGACTACCTTTACAATAATATAATCCAGAAACTACAGGAATATCTCCTTTAGTCATATATTCATTTATCTTTAAATAAGTATCAGGTGGTAATATAACATCATGGTCAATGAAGAAACAATTATGTGCTATTACTCCCTGAGCGATATACGAATTATCATCTTCGACCTCAAGATTATAAACATGATAATCATTGAGATTACCAGCCATTTGCTTCTGCTCTACGCTTACAATATCTACTTCCAAAAAATTACCGGTATCGTTAGCTAAAGACAAATCAAGAATCTTTTCATAAGAAGATTTTGAAATATATCCATAATATGCACCGGTATTTTTAATTATAGTTCCATCTTTCATCCTACTTTCGTTGGGCTCTATGTAACCATATTTTTTTATGGAAATTCCAGAAGCGATACATAAAGTTTCTAATCCATTGACTAATTCTTTACTAGCTGAATTAAATGTAACACCTGAATTCTTTGAACCATCGCCATCTAAATAACCTTTTATAAAAGCTAATCTATTCTGCAAAGACCATGCATATATCTCTGATGGGATTTTCTTCATTCTAGCGTTTGTCCCAAATAATTCACCGAACACTTTAGATAATGACCTAATATTCAGCTTAACAGATGTAGCCCATCTTCTATAAATAGTAGGAGTTCTACCAAATCTTTCCTCGCATATTTTTTTAACAGAATCAATATACTCAGATTCATTGTTGTTAAACGTAAATCTAATTCCATCATGTTCACAATTACCTTCAGCTAAATATAATCCAAAGAAATAAGCCAACCCTCTATCGACTTCCATCTTTCCAATGAATTTTCCATTTTTTATTGAACCCTTCTTAGCATCACCATTTACGCCATTAGTATTTGCATAGCAATTAAAATTAACAAAATCTTGAGTCCTTTCAGGAGAAGGATATAGCAATTTATCCTTTGATGTAATGCTTTCTGCTCTTGTCCAAGTTATCATATCTACATCTTCTTTGTTCTCTCCTTGCCTCAATACCATAAATGGATGTTCTGGGGTACATCTAATCTTAGAATGAGGAGTATTTATACATACTAAAGGATTTCCTTGACCGTAAGGTCTTTTCATTGCCTTTAAAACCGGTCTATATCTTCCCTTGTGAGTCTTAACCATCTCTCCTACTTTAATATCCTTAATGCATTTAACCCCTAGTTCAGTTTCTATTTCAGTATCTCCCTTGAAACACCACTCAAAGCCTTGACTTAAACAATATTCTACACAAATATTTCGTGCATCCGCTACCGCCCAACCCATAGGGCTAAACTGGTCATAAAATTGAAACATATCTCCGTTGCTCCAATTACAAGGAATGACTTGTCCAAATCTAGCCATCATCCATTCTACCCTAACTAAACCTGTAGTCGGAACGGCAATACAAATTCTTTTCTTCCATCCCGCCCATAAATCTCTTTTAGGGCCAAACATTTTTGGTTGCATTAAATTAGTTATAGACTTCTTTCCCATATTATTTGCCCTCCCCTTCTCTTCTCTTAGATAATATGATTTCCATATTACCCATTTGATAATATACATTTCGTTCTAATTTCCAAGGCTTAGGCCTATAAACTTCATAAAGAGCTTGGGTAGGGTCAAAATAAGTAAAAGTATTTTCATTCATAAAATTACAATGACTAGGGTCTTGAAGCATTCCATCACTACGGCCATAGGGACCTGATATCAACAGTTGTCCTTCTGGCTTCATTATTCTCCAAAGTTCATCCATTACAGCAAGCATCCTTTTAGGACAAATATGCTCCATAAGATGACTCATTAAAATAGTTCTGCAAGAATCTTTCGGAATAGGATAAGGAGTATCTTCTACATTATGAAGAATGTCTACACCCTTAACGTTCCTTATATCCATTCCAAGATATTTAGGCTGTTTAGAAAAACCGCATCCAATATCTAATTGGATTCCGCCGTGTTGTTTTGATTTTTGTTTAAATAAAACTTTTACTTCTGATAAGGATTTACAAATGGTAGGAATTTTCTTTTCTTTCTTTCGAACTTTTTTTCGCACTTTCATTAAGACCTCCCTCAATCATTAAATATTTTACATCATTACATTCGAGATGATGCCCGAAAAGAGGCTATGTGAGTAGCCTCTCACGGAATTAATTTTCTATAAAAACCTTAATCTCAACTAAACCTTAATTGGTATGTTGCATTTACATTTTGATTACTTGCCCATTGAGAAGTAGCATATGTAGTTCCACAAAGAATAGTCCCTGCTGCGGATAAATCACATAAAGCTACATTTTGAATAGCACAACTTGCTGCGCCCAAATCTGAACCCGCAAATTGACAAGTCGCCTGCATCGTTTTAGAAGCTATAACAGTATTAGAGGTTGTTACCCTCGCACCCGTCTCACCTTCTAAGCCAGTTGCAGTAACGCCGGGCGCTGTTCCTGTTCCAATGGCCATATAAGCTACTTGAACACTATTAGCTAGAGCACCAACCAAGGCGCAGATATACCATTCAAAACCTTCATTGACAACGGTATTCCTTTTCCAACCAGAGTCTCCTATAATACGGTCTTTTTTATCGACTATTTGGGTTCTCACAAAACCCTTTACACTGAGCATCTCTCCTCTTCTCATCTTCGTTCCTCCTTAGTTTAAGATACCCTCAAACTCACCGACACAATGATAACATATTAGAGACAATATGTCAAGAAAGTTTAAGAGAACGTTTAACGGTTATAGCAAAATCTTTCGTAGTAACTTTTTTTGACGCACTATACTGCAAGACTAATCCTCCTGTATAGTTTCCTTCATTATCAAAATCACCACTTTGAGTAGTATATTTACAAGTTCCGGCTGAAGCTAGAACGACTTCGCAAGTTCCATTTAAAATATTCAAATCCGTATCAACTTGCCTAACCCTAAAGTAAATAGCCCCTATATCAGTAAGATTGACCACCACTCCGTCTGAGTCTTTGACAGTAAAACTTATTTCATACCCATAGTCCCCAATTCTTAATTCCATAAATCACCTATTCCCTCAAACTTTATTCGTCAAGAATAACGTTTATATCAAAATTATTTATTTCAATAGTTTCAGATGTAGAAGGAATTTCTACATCTATATCAAAATTATTAGTCTCTATATTTTGGCTTTTAGACATCTTTCGACCCATTCCTTTAAATCGTCTGACGGATTCCAACCTAAATCCGTCCTCGCATTAAGATTATTGGCAAGAGTATAATCATACTCACCTTTTCTTACAGGAACATATTCTTGATAATCAGAAATCCAATCAGCAAGCTCCTGAACGCTATAATTATTCCCCGTTCCAAGGTTATATGCTTTACCATCGATTATAACAGATTGAGCTCCTTTTATCAAGCCTTCTACTATGTCTTGGACATAAGTAAAATCTCTCTTTTGTTTACCATCCCCTACAATAGTAAGAGCCGTTCCTTTCTCTGCTTGGCATAAAAATATTCCAACAACGGCTGCGTAAGCTCCATCCAACAACTGCCTTTCTCCATAAACATTAAATGGCCTAACCGCTATACATTTTAATCCATACATTTTATGATATTGTTTTACCATAAGCTCTCCATACATCTTTTGATATGCATAATGAGAAGATGGATTATATCCTAATGTTTCAGCCATAGGAGCATCAAACTCTAAGCCTGTGTCTCCGTAAATAGACGAAGAAGAAACAAATACAAACTTATCTGGATTAACCTTCCGAGCAAACTCAAGCAGATTAAATGTTCCCACAACATTAGTCTGAAAATATTTTTGTGGATGTTCGAATGAAGGTTGAATCCTTGCTTTAGCTGCGACATGGAAAATATACTTAAATGAATAACCACTAAGTTTATTTAAAAGAGTTTCGTAATCACTAATGTCTACTTTGTGGAAGATGACATCTTTATTTATGTTTTCACTTTTCCCCGTAGACAAATCGTCTACCATGACGACTTTATAATTATCTTTAATTAATTTATCTACTAAATTACTTCCTATAAAGCCAGCTCCTCCTGTTACCAATACTAAATCTTTCATCTTCCCTCCTCGGCTATCAATTCATTATATTTTTTAATTCTCCTACTCGAATTTACTTCTAGAGTATTCTTTAAAAATTCAGCAGTATATTTATACTGTAAAAGTTTAATCATTTTTATAACATAATCTATATGTCTATCCGCTAAAGAAGCTTTCATTGTGGTATGACTATGATGAAGAATCTTCGTATCGGGACAATAAGCCGGGACCCAATCTGATTGCTCTAATCTAGCGAACCAATCCATTTCTCCGCCAATTAAAAACTTATTGTCAAAATAACCTATTTCATTTAAACATCTTCTCCTAACGAGACAAAAAGATATTCCAGAAAACTCCCCGAGCTTAGAACCCCAATCGTTAAGTATTACTTTAGCTTCGATAAAGCCTATTTTATAATCTATCGTATAATTCCATAATTTATCTAACCAATCTTTGTCATCTATCTCAATGTCGGAATCTATAAAAACTATCCATTCGCTATGTCCTGCTTTTATCCCTTGGTTTCTACCTTCTGAAGTTCCTATATTTTTCTTATTAAAAATAAGATGACTTGCTCCTGAACTATCCTTAAGCCAATCTCTCGAACCATCTTTTGAGTTTTGGTCTATTACTATTAATCTATAAGGCCCTTCGGTACATCTTTTAATGCTATTGATGCATCTCTGGATATATCCATTATTATTGCAATTTAAAATTACTATATCAACTGAGCCTGCAATCTGCATTTATCTATCCTCTCTAATAACGAATTATGAATATAAGTAAAACTAGGCCTACCAAAATTAATTAAAGAATATTGAGATAATGTTTCTTTCTGGATAAATAAAAATAAATTTTGCGGATACCACCAAGCATCTTTTAGACATTTAATTTCTTGCCTAAAATCTATCGTTACATAACCTCTTTCTTCAAATTTATCTATCCAATAATCAGGCCATTGTTCGTTGATGTGATTCCTTCCCCCTTGAAATGGAATAGCGGCTGAAAATAATACCTTGTCACTAATCTTTGTCAGGTCATCTATCAATCCTTCAGCTCTCTCTTCGGATAAATGTTCAGCAGTTTCTAAGCAAAGAGCCAAACTAAATTTCATAGGAAAATTTAAAGGTTCTTCGAGATTTTGCGCTTTAAAATTCTTTTCTGGTATCAATAAATATTCTTTTGGAATCCAATCCCCATCAACACCCGATATATCCATCACTCCATTTTGCTTAAAAACCCGTAGCCAAGCTCCGAGACTACATCCGATATCTATTACACTATCTACCTTCCCTATCAACTTTTCAAGATGAAGTAAAATATATCTTATGACGAAATCTCTATTATCGTCAATCTTTTTATATTCTTTATCTTCGTAATGGCTAGCTATTTCTTCCATACTACTCCTTTACAAGGGCTATTATTCCGCAGTGGCCTGACTTCGCATCAAATCTACAAATATAAGTAAACGGATAATTCTTTTCTTTAAGATAATAAACCTCAACAACATCCTCTATAGCTCTTCTAACATTACTATTCCTCGTAGCATCGTGAAAAGCTATAATACCGCCTGAACGAACTAAAGGAGAATACATTCTATAATCCTCCTTGGCCCCTTGATAAGAATGCTCTCCGTCAATATAAAGAAAATCTATAGGTTCGTTATTCAATAATTCTCTAGCCTTAATCAAAGTTTCGGTAGCTCGGCTATCGCCTATGATAAAACTAACTCTTTTGTCGTCTTTAAATCTTTCCTTGACTTCTTCCATCTTTCCATAGAGGCCTTGTGATGGGTCATTCAAATTTATATCTACCCCAATTAACTTTCCATCTGGAGCAAGAAACTTTTGCCATACCATAGAAGATGCCCCTGTAGCTACACCTATCTCAACGATATTTTTTATAACAGGTTTATATCCATATAAAAAAGTTGTAAATAAATGAACCTCTGGCGTGCCTTTATGTCCTGTACTTAAAACCTCTTCGTGTGTTATCATTTTATCATTACTCCTATTCCGCAAGGATTATCATGGCCAAAAAATTCAATAATACCTTCGTATTTAATATTATATTTAAGATATCTCCACAACATCCATACTTCCGTTCCCTTTAAAAGTTCAGGGCCTACGATATCGTGAAAGATTATTAACCCACCCTTTCTAACAAATTTGCTATAAATATCATAATCAGCTTGAACATCTTCAAAGACATGACTCGCATCTATAAATAATATGTCAATAGGTCTATGCTCTAAGGCCTCTTTGACCTTTTGAATACAAATTCTATCGTTGCTTTTATAACCACTAATAAATTTTACATTTCTATCCTCGCTATAATTTTGAGCTAAAGAATCTATATACCCTCTATCATTCAAATCTACCCCGACGAGAAGACCTTCATTATCTAAAATATTTTTCCAGAAAGTAAATGTTCCACCTTTAAACACCCCTATCTCAACAATAGTTTTAGGATTAGGCATGAACACTTCGAGCCAATCAAATAAATTTTTTAATTCAAATTGATTCTGAGGAGGGCCATGCTGGTTGAATAATTCTTTAAACTTTTCGTCTGTCATTCTCTTTTCTTTTTTGCCTCTACCGTTTCAGTTGATGGGGTATTTATCCCCCACCTCTTATTAAATGCTTGCCTATCCTTTTCTATCAACTCTGTTCTCTTAGTTCCTTCTGAACCTTGAGTTAATGTTGAGCCCCAAATATGAATAGCTTTAGCCTTCTCGCATTTAGCAAATGTTCTTCTTAACATTTTCAATTTATGCAACATATCAGAATCATCATACCAACACCAATATCTTTCATCAAATTCTCCAACCTCCTCAAAACAACGAGCCTTTAATATACAAAAACATATTCCTAAATCATCTTTCCTCCAAGAAAAATAAGAATGAGTTTTTCCAAAAGCTATAGCATTACTATCTTTTTCATAAAGACTATCATATAAACTTTTAAGAGAACTCTGAAGCATTATGAATACGTCTGAATCCATCAGACATACGTCTTGATAACTTCCTGTTTCTTTTTTTATTCTATTTAAAATTATATTTCTGCCTTGAGATATTCCAACATTCTTTTCCATTCTAATATACACATCATCAGGGCCTAACGCCTTAGTAAGCTCTGTTTCAGTTTCATCTTCTGAGCCATTGTTGAGAGCGAAAATTTTAATAGACAAACCCGCTCCCTTTCTTAAAAAATAAAAGAAAGAAGGAATCAAATCCGCATTGTTTCTAAACAATACTCCTACGTTAAGAACATCGTTCCCCATATTTTACCATCTCCCTAATTTCAGCCCTTATATCTGGGCGAGTTTCTTCTATTAATATATCAAAGTTTGAATCAAGATAACTTTTAAACTCTTTAAAATATCCTATATGCACAGGGTCCTTGAACATCTCGGCCCATCTTCCCGCAATCCTCGAATGCCCAAGATGTAAGCCATTGTATTCAAAGAATTTATGGTCAGGCAATTTATAGCCAATCTCTTCCATCATAACGGCCAGAGCATGCTGATTGTCGAATTTGCCTAATTTATCGTTCCAGAAGCAGAAGGGTAAATGTTTCTCTAAAATCCTTGCGTACTTCGTCATCACAGGCCGCATCTTAGTAAAATAGGGTCTACTATAGGCGAAGTGCAACCCCGTCATGCGGAGGCCTCTGGTGTCTACTGGGTCTATTGCTGTCGTATTCGAATAATCTAACCCCTCTTTTTCGCATATTTTGCTATGTCTTTTAAATAAAGGAGGATTTTCTCTTGTAATTAAAATATCAATATCTCCAATATAAATAGACTTGAACGCTTCGAACTCTGGCATATACCACACCCATCTCAAAGTCTTTACTATATTAACATCATCTGGATAATCTTCGAAAACATGAGAAGCTATATGAAACCTACTTCCATTTAATCGAGAGACCTGTCGCTCTACATCTTCAGGAAGAGTTCCTTTTATTCCTATGAAGGTAAAATATTCTGGATAAGCCTTGGCAACAGACCATAAAAAAAAAGGAATATAGTGATAATATTTATCCCTCGATACATACATTATAAAGCATAAATCTTTACTCACGATTTATCCTTTCAAAATTCATAACCACCATATTAGTTCTTCCATCTTTTTCGATAGGAAACATATCTATGCCCCACAAATGCATCTTAATTCCCCTATGACCCTTTTCGACTGGAAGCGATATGACTATCCTTCCGTCTGGCTTACAGACCCTTTCAAGCTCTTTAAATCCTTGGGCCACAGAGTCGATATGTTCAAGAACTTCTCCACAAAAAACAGTATCAAAAGAATTATCGGGAAAGGGAAGCTTATTTACATCTGCGTAATGAGCGTCTATCCCTCTTTTCTTCATTCTGTCTAATCTTATCTTAGATATTTCTGTTGCAGTTACGTCATAGCCCCTTTGGGTTAAAACTTCTACGCAATAACCGTCTCCCGCTCCTACCTCTAAAGCTGTCTTACCTTTCATTTGAGCCATCATCATCTCGACTCTTTCATTCTGCCAAGCTTCGCTTTTATAATGATTCTCGTCAAGCTCCAGCTCTAAAGCAAATTGTTCGTTTACATCCTTTATATCATAGTCAGGTCTTTTCTCCATAGCATCCATATTCAATCCTTTTTTAATATTTTCAATTACCAATTTAGGACTTAATTCGGACATACATCTCGGAGGAATTGTATCTCCTTTGGGGCAATCTCTCCACCACATATCCGTCGTCCACCAACAATCTTTACATTGAGAGGGGGTTTCGATATTAATATTTTCATCATATTTAAAAAACCCAAAAGATGTTGGGCCAAAAAGAACAACGCTCCGAGTCCTAACTGCTCTCGCTATGTGCACCAACCCACCCTCTGTGTCAACATGCAGTCTTGCTTTATTTATAAAGGCGGATGTCTGTTTGATATTAGACTTTCCTCTCATATCTATTGCGCCCTCAATTTTTTCCTCCAAGGAATTGCCTAACTGTATAACTTTCATCCCTCTACTTTTAATATATTTTACTACATCATTCCAATAAGCCGTCACCCAACATTTAGTCTGTCTAGCGAAATCAGACCCATTATGAACTGTTACATAAACATCATTCTCTAAAAGAGAAAGCATATCATAATCTTTTTTATCTATATTGACAAACATATCATCGGGACTACCCTCTAACAAAGCTGTCTTTAATCCTAAATCATAAGTGTTTAAATTTTCTTTTGAATAAATATTATTGTTCTTGAAAGGAAAAACTAAAAATTCATCTTTATAAGGTTCTAATAATTTTTCATTTTCCGCAATATCGTCTTCATTATCTTCTGGATTTTTAAAAATAATTTTAGTCATATATCTAGAATCATAGACAATATCAAAATCTTGCTGAAGGATATGAGACAATAGGCTATTCCACATTTTATTTCCAGCCATAACAACCCTATCAACGTCTTTGTTTCCTTGGACTATCTCGGAAGAAGCTAAGTCCCTTATGTAAAGAGTTATATTACAGTCTGAATATTTTCTTTTAATTGCGGTGGCCTGTCCTGCAAGGACTAAAGTGTCTCCTATACCACCGAGACGTATTAAAGCTATTTTTAAAGTATTTAAGCCAAGAGGGGAAAGAGGGGAATTAAATTGAGAAGGCTCTAAGACCTTCTTCTCCTTGATGATTTTTTCTTCAAGGGCAGAAACTTCAACTGCGACTTTTTGAGAGTTTACTAAATAATACGCAATTTTACTGCTAACTTCATAAACTTTTCCGGCATGAAATGATTGGTCGCCACAGCCATAATGCCCGTATTTTTGTTTAAGTCTTATTTTTGGCACTTATTAACCTCTTTATTTTACCTTTAAAAAAAAAGAGGGTAGGGCAATCCCTACCCTCTTTAATTATAATCTACCTAAACTTAAGCGCTATGCTTAACGTTAGTTACCTTAACTGCTGCTCCCTCTTCTTCCAACTTGAAGTCGAGACGCATTGTTATAGTAACCTCAACTATTCTCTTTCTTGGCACTCTTTCCATCTCATACATAATGTCACGATGAACGCCCATTACGATATTTTTTGGATTGATTAAAAGTGCTTTAGAACCATTACAAGTTCCTGTCCCTTCAGTAATGCTCTCAGTCGTAATCGCTGGAACTTTTCTAACAGGAATACCATTATATGCAGGTTCTTTTGCTTCAATAAGATAGCGAGTGAAAGCATCGTTCACATTCTTATCGGCCAAAGCCTTTACATAATCTAATCTTGCTAGATGACTAACGTAAAATCTCATATTAGCCTCGTCCTCATCAATATACTTACCGGGCATCAATTTTAAGGTGTTAAAAAGAATTGTATCCGAAAGCGTTGCTGCAAGAGCGTCATACGTATATGTAGATATCTGCTCAAAAACACCATCCAAAATATCTAAATAAGTCGCTCCACCATCTGCTAGGCCGTTAAGACAAAGGTTATCGATATCATACGCCATTTGCTTAGAAGTCAACTGCAAAATCGTATCAAATATCCCTTTACCCTCAATAGAATCCTCAAGGGCATCATAGCCTAAATCAAGCGCTACAATAGTCTCCTGTGCGTCAAGCGTTACTTTTGTAGTCGTCGGCTTAGTCGTAGTCGTCGGCACAGTTCCTACAGCATTTGGCTTTTGTAATACAGCAGAACCATAAGTCATTTTATCTATCTGCCTTTTATTAGCTTTCATCGGAACTCTACGACATTCCTTAATAATGACTGTTCGGTCTATGGCTCCTTGCACAAACTTTGCAGCTTGGTCCGGCAAAAGTAATCCACCATTCGCCAAATCAGTATCAGTAAAAGCTTTGTTAATAATTTGGTCAATCGTCATTCTCATTTTTATCTTCCTCCTTCTGTAATTATCTTAAACTTAATAAGCATTTTACGTAAACAGAAGAACGGAATTACCCGTCTAATTTCATTTAAAATTACTCATTAAGGGTTTATGCCTTACCTGTTATAGCTTCTCCGAATACGTCACTCTTATCCTTCTCGGACTCAACTTCTTCGTCCTTAGATGTCTTTAGCCCAAACTTCTTTGAGATTACAGCAGTAATCTTATCAAAGTTTTCTAGCCCCGCTTCGATTTTCACTATTCGAGCTTCAGCTATATCGGCTTTTTTCTTATCAGCCTCAATAACATCCTCTTCTGTTTTCTTAACATCAATCTCAGCCTTCTTCTCGGCCCCGATAATATCAGATTCAGAAGCATTTTCTTCTAACCCAAGAACTTTCGCTCTTGCGATAAGGTCAAGCTTTTTAGTTTCAACCCCTTCGGTCTCAATTCTAAGCTTCTCTTCAGATTTGCTCTTCTCCGTATATATACCAAGCTCTTCTTCGTTCAACAACATTCCTTTTCCCTTAAGAGCTGATACAATGGAGTCGATTTTACCCGAAAGAGATTCAAACTGTTTTATAAGTTCTTTCAATTCCATCGTGTTTTCCTCCTCCTTTTTCTTTGACTTTTCGCTATAGCGGATGTGTGTTTCCTCCACCATATCGTTCAATACTGAAATGGCTTCCTTTATCTTTCCGAGCCGGGCCATAGATATAGTTCTTCCAGCTTTTTCGAAGGCAGGTTCATCGCCTTCTTTTTTATTCGCTACGATTTCCATAGCAGATTCAGTTATAAATTTTTCAAATTGACTTATTACGTCATTTATGGTCGCTTCTGGCTCAGCCATCATCTTATGAGCCAAAACTAATGATGAAATGCTATATCTAAAATATTGAAAGACACTATCCATAGCGGTAAGCGTTAATCCTCTAGCAAAAGGCTTAATAATATCCTCTTTGGTGAGCTTATTTGAGGCATCTTCTTCTGCTTTTACCTTTTTCGCTAGTTTCATAAGAAAGTTTACGACAACATCCCTAAAGTCATCGAAAGCTTCTTTAATCGCTACGCCCTGATTAGCGTCTCCATCATCATAAATAGCATCATAAACTTCATTAGCCAAAGCATCTACTGCTGCTTGCGTGCCTTTTATTACAAAACTCGCATTAAAGCCTGTAGACCATATTCCTTTTTCAATGATAGAAGTTAATCCATCAGAAATATCTTCATTGTGCCTTTTATACACAAGTATTTGAGCATCAGGAACGGCAGGACGGTCAACAATAGCTATCCTATCCACTCTTGATGCGTGTAATCTATTTTTAGCTTTAGGGTTAGTCATTTTATGACTCCTCTTTTATAGGCTCTCTAATGCCAGCTATTCTAACAGAAAAGGCTTTATAGTCTCCTGAAACAACTTTTTCCCACACATCTCTGTCGTTAATCTTGATAGCCCCGAACCAAGTTCCCTTCGATAATTTCTTTCCCTGATAGTCTAAATCATCCTTCCACGCAATAGAAGATTCAACAATTTCGGCTGCTATTATATTTTTATGCATTTCATCTACTGTTCGATAGTCAACGAGAAACCCATGAGCAACCTTCTCAATATCATCGGATGAAATCACATCCCCATCGTGGTCAGCCTTTTCTGGAACGAGAAAGACTCCGTAAACTATCTGCTTAGTCTTGTCTACTTTCACCACATCTATTGATTCTACAGATTCATCTTCTTCCAAAGCCTTACCCACCATTACGTTACCGCATTTAGGGCATTTCTGCTTAGAACAGGAAACACCTTTTTTGTGAACTATCTCCGCTCCACACTTAGAACAAACACACTTAGAAGCTCCACCATCTCCTTGCCTTTGGCCTCCTTGGCCTTGACCTTCACCTCTAGCTTTTAAATCTTCTTCAGAATACCCCATAGTCTCCTCTTCGTTATCTTTATTCATAATAAAAGAAGGAGAATTAGGTAAATATTCTTCGGTCGAATTATCTTGCTTAGTGACCAAAAGTTTCATAAATTCATCCATTTGGTCTACGTGAACTTCTTCAAGAGATTTGATTGTTTTGGAATGTTCAACAGCCCACTCTTCTGCCGTAGCCATAGTCCAGTCTTTTGCTTTGACGAAGAGATAGGTTATAATTTTTTTGCAACTAATACAATAAAGGGCTTTAGTCCCTTTACTTTGAGATACAACAATAGTTCTTATTTTATGGTTAGTATGTTTACTTTCTTCACCTTTTACGGGAACACGAATATTCTTCGTATTTTGTTCGGGCATAATATTCCTCCAGATAATTAACAATATATCACATCACAATATATTTGTCAAGGAAACTATTTAATACCAAGAAATATTTCTAAGAATAGCAAGAATTTTGTTAAGACATACGTTTAATTTATTCTTATCTTTAATGTATTCTTTTAATATATTTTTAATCATACCGCCGACGCTAATCATTATCCGCCAGTCCAAGCGGATGCGTCTACAATCTTAGTCTCCACGATAGCATCTTCATCACATCTACAATTTATAACTTCATCTGCGGGAGCTGCGCTGTCGTGCGGATGCATCATTAATACTCCCATAACGTCAAACGGGTCATCAATAAGCTGTTCTTGTCCGTCGGTAAAAGCATGACTCTCTCTCGTTCTATCATCAGCTAAAGCAAACCATCTTTTCTTTTTAACTTTATTATTTTTATAAGTAGCATGCTGAACAGTAGAAGAAGCGACTCCTGTTTCCGTTCTAGCTATTGCCATAGCTCTATGCTTATACGTTTCTTCGAATAAATATTTAATTTGTTTTCTAACTTCATACGGACTTATACCTTTCTCAACATAACTCTTAACTAAAATATTCTGAAAATCTTTTAAAGTCTTTTTAGTTATCCCTCCCGTTATTTTAGTTCCTCTAGACATTAAAGCTTTCAAAAGATTTTTATCTCTTAAATTAAAACTAAGATTTACCCCTAGAACTTTTAAGGCGTGAGAACCTCCAGCGACACCCGCCTTCACGGCCCAAGCCTGTAATATTCTAGTTATCTTCTTTGGCTTAACATTCGCATCCCAACTCTTAATAAATTTATTTATTAAACGTCTGTCTTTATCTGATATCTTTTCTAATATTTCAGATTCCTCTGCCGGAGGAATGACTATTATATTGATAAGCCTTTTCTCCCAGATGTCTGGATATTCTTTCTTAGACCATTTTTCTAATGCAGGAGCTATTTGATTATAAACCTTTAACGCTCCATTCTTCTGTCTTTGAAATTCCTTGTAAACCTCTGCAGCTTGGGCATTGACTAATTTTATATAACCTACGGAATCACGCCAATTCCTTTGAGTAGTCTGGGCCTTTGCTTTAGCTAAATAGGCTTTAGCTTTTGACCTAGATTTATTTACATAATTTTTAACATTGCTCATTTTCAAGCCTAACTTGTTGCTCTGCATCCATTAATGTCTCAAATGTTCCACAATCAGTCCAACTTCCCTTTAAAGGAACAACTCTAAAATTTTCAATCATTATATAATGACGATTAACGTCTGAAATTTCTAGCTCTCCTCTTTTACTTGGTATCAAACATTTAATAACATCAAACACATCAGGAGTGAACATATAAATTCCCGCTAAGACTAAGTTGCCCATGAACTTTTCAGGCTTTTCGATTACATCAATAACTCTATCTCCTTTAAATTTTAATACTCCGAATCTATTTGGAGCAAAAGAATAATGACTAAACAGTAAAGCTTCCCCTCCGGCTGACTCGTCGTCAAAATAATTAACCGAAGAGGTGAGATTCATATCAAAAACATTATCTCCAAGGAGGACTAACATCTTATCCTGACCTACAAAAGCTTTTGCTAAGCCCAATGCTTCTGCTATTCCGCCAGCTTTATCTTGAATAGAATAAGTAATTCTTACATTCCAACGACTACCACTTCCAAGATACTTAACTACTCCCTGATAGTTTTCCCCTCCAGTAACAACGTGAATATCCTTTATCCCCGCCTCAATCATTTTCCGCAAAGGATATTCAATCATCGGAGCTTTACCAATTCTTAATAAATGTTTATTAACTGCGTAAGTTAAAGGATATAATCTTGTTCCATCCCCTCCAGCTAAAATAACACCTTTCATAATCTTAATCCTCTAATCTCATATTTACATTAATAGCTAATTCTTTTCGATACCCCTAACTTAAAATTAACTCTATAATTATTCTTCTGCCTCTTCTTCTTCTTCTTTTCCGTTCTCTTCGCCCACTTCCTCTTTAGCTGCATCCTCTTCCTCGTCCTTAACTTCTTCTTCATTCTTTTTTCTAGCTGAAGCTTGTTCAGCCGTTTCTCCTACAATTCCTATAGGAATAAGACTCGATGCGACATAGACCGCATCTCCTCCTTCATAGAGAGGTAAACCTAATCCATTTCTGATTTCATTAGGAGACATAATTCCATTTTTAATATATCTATCATAAATTTCACTATTAACCTTTTCGTCTACGATATTTATATCCTCAAACCGAAATGTCCAACCCTGAATATCCATTCCCCTATTTATTATCAATTCGTTTATCACCCAAGCGAATTTCTTTTGTCTCGGATTAATAACCGAATCAAGATATATTCTATCTGTATCTTTAGATACAGAGCCACCGAGCTTTCCCTCAACGACTATCCCTACTCTATAAGGTGGGACCCGATGAGCAGCTAAAACTGTATTAGTGTTATCTGCGTGATACATCCTAAAACTAGCTTCCTTGGTATCTATATTCAAAGGCTCAAAATGTATCTTTCCGCCTTTTGGACAAGACAATGTAAGAGTCTTATAATTAGATTCCTTTAAAGTAGTTTCAAAGAATTTCTTTATCTCCTCATCTACGTCTGGATTAAGAGTAACGCCCTCAAGAATTACAGCATAAGCAGGAATACCAAAGTTAAGAAAGAAATCAAGATTATACTCTCGCTCTTTCATCTCCCCAAACATAGCATAGACAGCAGGTAACCACTCTGGAATTCCATAATAGATTGACTTCCAAGAATATTGATTTATTACGATTACCTCATTAGCTGCATCTTCCACCTGCCTTACGCTTTGCACATAATTTCCTGTTTTCCTATTTAAAATCTTCTCCTCTCCAAAAGGCTTAAAATAAACATAATTCATTCCAACCCTTTGAACTAATTTGTCCTTATCCCCACACCAACGCATAGTAGTAGCATTGACGTGATAGAGAGCATTTATTTTATCATGTATGTCCCTAGAAACTTCTATATATCCATTACCACATCCCTCGTAATCCATAAAAACTTTCTCAAGCATAGCAGAAATATCTTCGTTTGGATTAACAAGAGAGAAAAAACTCATTAAGGATTGATAATTCTTATCCTTATCCTTTAACGCCATAGTCTCTGCGTCATCTGATTCAAGATAATAACCTATCCCGATAGCATCTTGCATTTTAACTCTAATGCAAGATGAATGAATAGTATCTAAATCAATCCACTGCATCAACTGAGGAAGTCGATATGGCGGTTCAATAATCTTCGGCTTCCAATCTTCTCTTTCAATCTGCTGAGAAGTATTTGCTTTTACTTCATATTTTTTTAAAATATCAACATTAACAAGGTCCCCTTTATCCGTCATTATAACTTGGACCCCATCTTTATCTCCAACGATATTATCCTTTCCTCTTCTTCTACTCATCATGCCCTCCCTACGGTTACTGTTCCGAAATAATTTGAATTTTCAAGTATATTTTGTACTACCCCCG